TTTAGAAACAGACAATTTAAAGGCTGGAGTACTAGACACAGATTTAACTAGTGTTTCGTCAAGTGATGACACTCTAGCAAGTGCTAAGGCTATTAAAACATATGTAGACGACCAAATTACAGCCGAAGACTTAGATTTTTCTGGCGACTCTGGCACTGGATCAGTCGACCTTGACAGCCAAACTTTTGCTATAACTGGTGCAAATGGTTTGACTACAACTGCTGCAAATCAAGGGCTTGTAGTAGACGGATCAACTTTACAGTCGTCTATTAGCACAAACGCTAGTAATATATCAACTAATACAACAGATATTGCAACTAACACTAGCAATATATCTACAAATACAAGTAACATTAGTACAAATACGTCGAATATAAGCACTAACACAAGTAACATTTCGACAAATGCGTCTAACATATCGACAAACGAGGCAGATATTATTGCAAACGGTAGTGACATAGCTACAAACACATCTAACATATCTACTAATACATCGAACATTAGTACAAACACTAGTAACATATCGACTAATACTAGTGATATTGCTACAAATACTAGTAGCATATCAACTAACGCTACTAACATTACGAGTAACGCCGACAATATACAAACAAATGCAGACGACATTGGCGACTTACAAACAGACGTAGGCAATAGAGTATCAAAGTCTGGCGATACAATGACTGGTACTTTAACAAACAGCACTGCTGGCGACGCTATAATTGTAAGTGCCTCTAACGCTAAAGTAGCTATTAGAAAGTCAAGTGCCTCTGCAGCTCTAGACGTTAATGGTGCGACTAAAATATCTAGTGCTTTAACAGTAGGTGGATCAGATAAAAATTTATTTGTACCAGCTACCGATAAGTACGTACAAATGAAAAAGTATGGTATAGGACAAGCACCAGATTTAGCTGCTCAATCTGTACAAACTAGTACGTACCCAGCTTATACTTTGGCAGTTGGTAATACTGGTAAACTATTAGAAGACTGGCGATACGAAACGTGGAAGATCAATCCGTCATTTTTTGAGACAAACGTAGGTGGTGTAGGTTACAAAGAAATAACTTTGTTACAAGCTACGACTGGTGCACAAGGCGAGTCGGATTATCTTATACTTGACAGTGTAGAGTTATTAGTTTTAGGCGAAGACAATAGCGAAAGAGGTGGTTTTGGTGGTGCTGACAGTGATCCCTTGTTTTTTTTAAGAACAAGTCAAGGCGATACACAACAATTATGGAATTACAGTCTAAAAAGTTACAGAGACAATCAAGGTACGTATGTAACAAGACCACCTATTAACTATGACTTTATTAGTAATACACAAAGCACGACTTTTAGAGAGGGTAAAAATGTAATTTTCGGTGCTAGAAGATTAAACAAACCAGATCCAGGTACTGGTGCTACATTTCCAGCCAAACCCTTTTTCTTAACTATTAAGTATAAAAGAAAAAGACGGCAACAAATGGTTAACGGAGTATATAATAATGTAACTTAATGCTATGGCTATAGATGTGTCTAAAGAAACTAAGTTTAGAATTAGTATAGAAACAATGATTTCTCTAGCTGTTGCTATTAGTGTAGCTACGGCTTTCTATATAGACTTACGTGCGTCAATAAGTGAGGCTATGAAAAAACCAGAGCCAGTAATTACTAGGCAAGAGTTTGATTTAAAAGACACAGCTATACGTGCAGAGGTTTTAAATAACCGTGAGCTAATAGAAAAAAACTTTGAAAAACTAGAAATAATCGAGCAGCGTTTATATGAGTTAAGATGAGACTATTAAGTGTATTACTGTTTTTACTATTTAGCCCTACTGTAAATAGCGAGGGTGCTAGTAGTGATATTACAGTACTACAAATTAATACTCGCTGGAATCAAAAAAACGACTTAGACCTTAGAGGGCTGGTAGGCTGTAAAGTACAATACGGTTTACTAGAACATCAAAAACCTAGTTTAAAAGAAAAAATAAAATACGTACCAGTTATAGTTATATATAAAGGCACTAGACCAGTAAAACAATGGACTGCAGACCTTACGTTCAAACTAGACGTAGACTTGCTAGAAATACAAAAAGAAGTAAATAAGCTATGAAAGACAAAGACTTACGAGGCTATGTAGGTGCTGGAATTATATTTTTTCTAGTCATAGGACTTTTACTGTTTTTAAGTTTCTACCAAATACCAGAATCTAATAACGACATTTTTAAGGTTATAGTTGGTATGCTAGTAGGGTCGCTAAGTGCAGTGATCTATACATTCATAGGCAAAAACCCAGAAGAAATTGCAGAACTAAAGTCTAAAAGCCAAAGCCTAGAGACTAAAGTTAAGCAACTAGTTGAAGAAAAAGACAATATCGAAAGTATGCTACGCAGCTTACAAACCGACGTAATAAATAAACTGTCTGTAACTGGGCAAAACTTTGAGTATAAACAATGCGAAAAATAAACAAAATAATAGTACACTGTACATTTACTCCTGGCGACGTTTCTATAGACACTGTACGTCAGTGGCACGTTAACGAGCGAGGCTGGCGTGATGTAGGCTATCATTTCTTAGTACGTACAGACGGTAGCATAGAAGAGGGCAGACCTATAGAGCAGTCTGGAGCACATACAAAGGGCGAAAATTGGGACAGCATAGGTGTAGCTTACGCTGGTGGTACTGGCAAAAACGGCGAATGGCTAGACACTAGAACAAGCGAGCAAAAAGACGCTCTGGTAGACTTGCTTTGTCAATTAAAAGACACCTACGGTGGTACGATCTACGGACATAGAGACTTTAGCTCTAAAGCGTGCCCTAGTTTTGACGCACGCCTTGAATATGAAAATATAAGTAATAGATTTTAATATGTGTGAACTTTGTATATTTTGTAACCTTTGTTAAATGTGGGACTTTAGTATTATTTCTCTTATACCGACTAGCTTTATAGTGGGCTTTAGCTACTATGCACCAAAACCAAACTATAACTATCACGAGGCAAATCTATATTTATTTTTAGTACAATTACAATTACGCTGGAATGAGTAAAAAACGTAAATTCAAAGACACTAAGGTAGGATCGTTTCTTATAGGCGAAAAAGGTTTGTTTACTGGCTTAGGCGAAGTACTGCCAGACAACGGCTTTCTAGGCGTTCTAAAGGGCTTAATTAATAAAGACAATACATTGAGTCCACTAGACAAAGAGCGTGCCCTTAAAATGCTCGAAATGGATAAATTAGAGCTAGAAAGCGTTACTGCTAGGTGGCAAGCAGATTTAAGTAGTAGTAGCTGGCTTGCTAGAAATGTACGACCTTTAGTACTATTATACTTAATTTTTATGACTACGCTAATAGCGATATTAGACAGTGCAAACATCGAGTTTACTGTAGGTGCAGAGTGGATAGAATTACTAAAGTCTTCTACTATAACTGCTATGCTAGCGTACTTTGGGTCAAGAGGTGTAGAAAAATACAAAGCTATAAGTAATGGCAAAGGCTAAAGGGTTTGTACATATTGAGCGTAAGCGAGTTAAAAGATCAGGAGTACACGCAAAGTCAAAGACTAGTAAATTAAAGACTAGCAAAAATTACCAAAAAAAATATCGAGGACAAGGCAGATAGACTAGTATGTATAGACTAGAATATAGAGTAGTATATATAGATACTAGTATAAGTATAGACTAGTACGTAGTCTAGTAAAAAGCACATTTTTATTTATATAACCAAATTTTAGTTTAATTTTTTTAGTTTTATTTTTACAGTATGGAATTACAAGACAAAGTTTTAAAGATCGTAGGGTACAAGACGTGGAGCGACAAACGCAAAATTGACGCACTATTAGAAATAGACGCAAACGCTTACACTAACTTAGGCAAAGACTCGACAAAAACCGAAAGAGAAAATACGAGAAGAGACAGCCGTTTTATATACCGTGCTATAAAAAGCATAGACGAGCCTTTAGGTAGAAAGCTGCTAGTAAACCAGTGCTAAATGCCAAAAAAGCCTACTAGAAAAAACATAGTTAAGAAACTAGACGCAGTTTTTAGTGAGTACATTCGCAGAAAGTATGCAGACAAACTAGGTAACGTCAAGTGCTATACTTGCAACAAAAAGGCATACTGGCGAGGCGAGGGCATACAGAATGGACATTTTATTTCTAGAGCCTCTAGAGCTTTACGTTGGAGCGAGGACAACTGCAGACCACAATGCTACGGTTGTAATGTAGGGCGTTATGGGCAAGCCTATATATTCTCACAGAATCTTAACAAAGAGTATGGCTACGACAAAGCTGCAGAGCTGTTACAGCAAAGCCGAGAAATAGTTAAACACACTGACGCAGAGCTACTAGAAAAAATAGAGTATTTTAAGCAGAAAATAGATCAACTTTAGTTATATTTGCCAGCTATATAATTATACATAGTTAGTCTTTTTTATTCTGTAAAGGGGTTTAGTTTTTACTAGACCCTTTTTTTTTTAACACTTTTTTACTAGTTTTACGTCAAAATACTAATTATGGATTTAAAAACTGCACGTATTGAGGCACTAGAGCAAGAGGTGTTTCGACTCAAACAAAAAGTAGAATTTCTAGAGGCTCAACTAGAAGTCAATAACAGAGTATTAGAGCAAAACCTTTTTATATAACACAATTTAATTTTATGAAAACTGGCAAAATTACGCACATAGACCCAGAGGGTCAATGGAATGGTTTGCAGAAGTACAAAGTTACGTTTGCAGACGGTCTACAATACACTTTTTTTGCAAAAGGTACTTTCAAAAGAAACATAGGTGACGAAATCACATACGAGGTTTCTAACGCAGAGTACAAAAATGCAAAGCTATTACCAGACACTAGAAAACAAAATGACTTTGGTAGTAAAGACAATCTTATAGTAAGACAGACTTGTATAAAAGCTGCTGCAGAGTTTCACGCTCAAAGTAGCACTACACCTAACGACTTACTAAATACAGCACAATTAATGTTTAACTGGGTAACAAATGAATAAAAAATACGAACACAAATACATCAACAGCGTAGTAGCTAAAAGCGAGCCTAAATACGACTGGGTAATTACTAAACTGCACGTTAAAGCAGCAGATTTTGTAGACTTTTTGAAAGCACACAAAACATTTATTGAGAAAAACAACGGCTTTATGTCTTTTGACATTCTTAGCTCTTCTAAAGACCCTAGCAAACATTACGCTAGGTTTACAGAAATAAAAGAAGAGCCAGAGCCAGTAACGGCTGCAGCACAAATGCCAGACCGTGAAGAAGACGGCTTGCCGTTTTGACAAGTTTTTTAATATATTCGAGGGCTAGTAAATTCTAGCCCTTTTTTTAGCAATTAACCAAATGTATATAGATTTTAACAAAGAAATAAAGACTCTAGTAGACATACAACAAGGTAACTACAAAGAGGCTTTAAAACTTGACATACCAGAAATAGACGAACACATACGACTCAAACAAGGTCTTACGGTTATACTAGGACACGCAAACGTAGGCAAGACATCACTAGTTTTATTTTTAATGCTTTGCTACAGCATACGACATAAAACAAAATGGCTAGTGTACTCTAGCGAAAACGAGCCATATGAATTAATAAAGAAACTGTGCGAAAATTTACTAGAAGAGCCTTTACAAAAGATTATACCTAAAGACTTTACAAATGCACTTACGTTTATTAAAAAGCACTTTTTGTTTCTAGACAATACAAAAACATACAGCTACGAAAGTTTACTAGAGGCTGCAGAAAAAACTAGAATAGGTTTTAAGTACGACGGTTTTTTTGTAGACCCTTACAATTCACTTGTACGATCTAGCAAGCTCAAAGACTTAGGTGCTCACGAGTACGATTACGAGGCAGCGACAAAGTTTAGGATATTCTGCCAAAAGTTTAGAATAAGTCTCTGGCTTTGTGGACACGCAAACACAGAGGCAGCTAGACAAAAGTACCGAGAGGGACACCAATACGCTGGCTACCCAGTAGTACCTAGTGCCTCGTCAATGGAATCTGGCTCGAAGTGGGTTAACCGTAGCGACCAATTTTTAGTGGTACATCGTTTTATACAGCACCCTACAGAGTTTATGTATAGCCAGCTACACTGCGTAAAACAAAAGTCAATAGAGTCTGGTGGTAGACCTACAAGTCTAGACTACCCTATTATGCTGCGAGCTTTAATTAACAATGTAGGGTACTCTATTAACAATGAAAGCGTAGTAAAAAAGATTAAAAACCTAAATGCACCGTTTTAAAATTTGTAGTTTAATGTCTAACAATGGACACTATAAACCAAATTTACAACAAACACCAGACGTGGGTAGACATAGTAAAAACCTTTGGCGTAAACAAAGAAACAGCAAAAGACATAGTAAGCGAAATGTACATACGCTGTCTTAAACACATAGACAACGGCAAGAGCATACTATACGAAAACGGCGAGGTCAATTACTATTTTATATTTCTAACACTACGCAATCTAGTTTACGATCTAAAACGTGAAGAGAAAAAAGTACGCTTTACTAGTTTAGATAGTCTAGAAAGCAAAGAAGTCGAGCCATACACAGAAGACCCTTACGTCTTCGAGAAACACAAAACTATAACAGAATGGCTAGAGCACCCAGACTTTCTAGATTTAATAAAAGACGACTCGTACATAAATGAGTTTACAAAAGACAAAATGCAGATTTACTACCTTAGACGGATATTTGAGAAAGTATTTATAGAGGGCAAGAAAATTGCAAAACTAAGTAGAGACAGTAAAATAACATACTGGTCTCTAAGAAACACAATCAAAATAATCAAGAAACAAATTAAACGAGAATATGAAAATAGGGACATTTCTAGAACGGATATTTAAAGCTACTGGTGTGAAATGGCTAGTAGAAAAAATAGTAATCGACATACTAGGTTTCGAGACTTGTGGCTGCGAGCAAAGACGAGACAAACTTGACAACTTAACAATCAAAAGAAAATGACAGACAAAGACTATAAATTCTGGACAGAGTTTCGAGGCAATACATCGACTCGTATAACATACGACGAGCTAAAACGTATAGCTCAAATGCACGCAGACTACTATAAGCATACCTTTTTTATACCGTGTAGCTGTAACAAAAAGAAAATACAACGCTTTATAGACGACATAAACAAGGTATATGAATCTAGAGAAAACGCATAAATACGAGGAGGCTGTAATAGCTTTTTTAAATATAGACGGCTGGAGTCTTACGCACACTGGCGATAGTATGTTACCATACGACGCTATAGGATATACACCTAAAGGCAAAAAGTGTGTTATAGAAATGAAGTTTAGAAACCAGTACTACGACGTAAAGATTATAGAAAAGTTTAAGTACGAAAAATTAATGAAACTCCAGGACGCAGTAAAACTATACTACGTTTTTGATCCAAAAGGCAACTATTTATTTTGGCTAGACAATATAGAGAATCTAGAAAGCGACACTCTTAAATTGCCAGCCTCTACCTACTGGAATAACAAAAAGCAAAGTACAGAGGTTTACTTATTACCAGAAAGCAAAGCTAGTGTGTCTTATATGTACCCAGAAGATTTTTAACAATTTTTGGTTTTTTTTAACATTGTTTTGTAGCTTTACGCTATGAATAGGAAAGACAACAATGTTTTAGACGTAGAAGAGTACAAATTTTACGCAGACTTTGAAACAGCCAGTAAGATTATACAAGACTGGTACTCGCAGAAACCTACTAGGGATATGCAGAGACTTTACAACGCTTTCACTAATATAAGCGTATACGTTACACAAATGCAGCAACGCCAGAGGGTCTACGACGAGCAATTAAGCAAGTTTAGATCGGCTAAGTTGCGAGCTGTAGAGCGTGCAAGAATAGCAGAAGACAAACTAAATAATATAGAAAATGCCTAAATATGAAGTGATGTACTGGCAGTACACTTGGCGTTACGATATGTACGATATTAAGTACATAGACGTAACTGCAGACAACGAAGAAGAGGCTATAAAGAAAGCCGAAGACTTAACTAAATTTTCAAAAAAACATTCAATCTACCAGAAATATGCAGACAGTTAAACTATTAGACGGTAACCACTGGGACAAAGAAAAACTGCTTGACAAAATGGCAGACGACAATTTCTACTACGGCGAGCTTAACAAATTAGCTTTAAGCAGCTCTAGTTTAAAATTGTTACTTGACAGCCCAAAGTCGTACTACTACATAAATAAGTACGGCAACGAACAAACTGCTGCGTTACGATCTGGGTGGCTTTTGCACTGTGCCGTCCTAGAGCCTCAAAAATACGACAAGCTAAAGTTTATACCAGTCAAGAGTAAAAACACTAAGGCGTACAAACTAGCAGTAGAAGAGTACGGACAAGTATTTACACAGACAGAAAAAGAAGAAACCGAGCGACTTGTTGACGCACTACTAAAAAACCCACAAGCTATAAGCCTATTAAGTGACTCGCAGACAGAAGTAGCTGGCATACACGAGAATATCTTTGGTATGCCGTTTAGAGGCAAAGCAGACATACTTAAAAACAAGGGTGGCATAGTAGACTTAAAAACTACTGTAGACGTGCAAAACTTTGACAAGAGTGCATACCGTTTTCGTTATTACTTACAAGTATATCTGTACTGTCAAATCTTTGGCTGTGACTATAAAGACTTTACGTTTCTGTGTATATCTAAAAACACACTAGACGTAGGTGTCTGGAATGTTAGCAAAGACTTTTACGAGTACGGCAAAAAAGAAGTAGAGCGAGCTATAAAATTATACAAGACATTCTTTATAGAAGACTTTGACCTTAATGACTATACGATCACTGGTACAATATGACAACAGAAGAAATCGACTGGACTTGTTTAGACAACTCGTTTTGCTACGCTAAATGTGACGAGCAGTGCGAGACTTGCAAGAAATTTGACGAAAGAGTAAAAAATAACTCGCAGTGAAAGTTTTAAACCTATACTCTTCTTTAGGTGGTAACCGTTACAAGTGGGACGAAGTTACAAACGTAGACGTAACTGCTGTAGAAATAGATCAGGAGCTCGCAAGTCTTTACAAAGAGCGTTTTCCAAACGACAAAGTGATAGTAGCAGACGCACACCAGTATTTACTAGATCACTACAAAGAGTTTGAATTTATATGGTCTAGCCCACCTTGCCCTACACACAGCAGAGTAAGGCACGGTCAAAAGAATAAAAAGTTTTACATACCTAAGTACCCAGATATGCGATTATATCAAGAGGTTATTTTTTTACAAACACACTTCTTAGGCAAATATGTAGTAGAGAATGTTATACCGTATTACGATCCACTAATTTTAGGGCAAAAAAGAGGCAGACATATTTACTGGTGTAATTTTATTCTACCTAAAGACTTAGGCGAAAGAGAAATAGAAATGTGTGCTGGCAAAAATGAAATCAAAAAACTGTGTGAGTTTCACGATTTTGACTTTTATAGATACAAAGGCAAACAGCGTAAAGACAAAATAGGTAGAAATTTAGTAGACTACGAGGCTGGCAAGACAATACTAAAAACAGCAATAGGGATTATAGAGAAAAAAGAAACAACACAAATACAATTATTTCAATGAAACAAAAAAAATACACTATGCTACAAAGAGTAGAACGCCTAGAGCGAACTGTAGCAAAACTTTATATACTAATAAAAACACTATACGACAATGACGACTCACAAGAGAATAGCAGACCTAGTAATTAATTTGACTGGTATTAATATATACCAGAAATGTAAGAAACAAGAAATAGTAGACGCTCGCTGTCTGTTTGACTATATAATGCGTGAGAAATGCAAGTCTACACTATATAAAATTGTAGATCACTACAGAAAGCAAGGTCTCTACAGACACCACGCTACTATAATACACAGCTCAAAGCTATGGCAAGACGTTTGCAGACGTAAGCCAGAATATAGACGACACTTCGCTACTATTATAGGCACAGAATTAACTAAGGCACAATATCAAAACGCTTACGAGCTAGTAGACAAACTAAAGACTAAAAAGCAGTTATCTAAGTTTCGATCTATTATGCAAGAAATTATACAGTAGCAAAAACAGTTTTTTTACGTTATATAGATATGCCATACGACAACTCAAACCAGAAACAAAAAATGCTAGAGGCTCTGGAGTATAACTTAGGTATTGTATTACATAGTTGTACTAGTGCAAAGGTTTCTAGATCGGTACACTACAAATGGCTAAAAGAAGACCCAGACTACGCACAAGCTGTGCAAGACATACAAGAAAGTGCAATAGACTTTGTAGAGGGCAAACTATATGAGCAAATTAAAAACAATAACATAGCTGCTATAATTTTTTATCTAAAGAGCAAAGCCAAACATAGAGGCTACTACGACAAGCAAGAAATTGCTATGCCAGAGACAAAAAAATTCACAGTTAAAGTTATTGAGTAGTGCACATAGATACAAACGTAGTCTGGTCTCACTTAACAAAGACCGACAAGAAAATTGTTATAGAGCAAGGTGGTACACGCTCTGGCAAGACATATAACATACTCCTCTGGCTTATATTTGACTTCGCAGAAAACAATACTGGCAAAACCGTTTCTATATTTCGAGTGACCTACCCAGCTTTAAGGGCTACGGTTATGCGTGACTTTTTCGACATTTTAAACAAATACGATTTATACGTAGAGTCAGATCACAACAAAAGTAATAGCGAGTACAAGCTAAACGGTAACCTATTTGAGTTTATTTCTGTAGACCAGCCTAGCAGACTTAAAGGTAGAAAGCGAGACCTAGCGTTTCTTAACGAGGCAAACGAATTTAGTTACGAGCAATACAACCAGATTTTATTTCGTACAGCTAGCGACACAAGCCCTACAATAATTTTAGACTACAACCCTAGCGACGAGTATAGCTGGATATACACAAAAGTAAAGACTAGAGAAGACGCAGACTTTCACATCACTACCTATAGACACAATCCGTTTTTAGAGCCAGAGCTTATTGCAGAAATAGAACGCCTTAGAGAAACAGACGAAGACTACTGGCGTATTTATGGTCTAGGGCAAGTAGGTAGAAACCGAGCTACTATATTTAATTTCACAGAAGTTGCAGAAATACCACCAGACGCAAAGCTAGTAGCTGCTGGTCTAGACTTTGGCTACGTCAACGATCCGTCGGTTTTAGTGGCGACTTACAAGTCTGGCGACAATCTGTACATAAAAGAGCTTTTTTACGAGTATGCAATGACAAACGAAGACATACATAACAAGCTCCTGATCATTGGTTTTGACCCTAGAGACGAAATTTTTGCCGACTCTGCAGAGCCGAAGAGTATCGACTATATACGCAGAATGGGTCGCTGGAATATAAAGCCCAGCCTTAAAGGCAAAGACAGTATACTTGCTGGGATCGACATACTAAAGAGACATAAATTACACATAACAAGCGACAGCACAAACACACTAAAAGAGTTTAGAAACTATAAATGGGTAGAAGACAAAAACGGTGTACTGCTTAATAAACCAGTACCACAAAACGACCACAGTGCCGACGCTGTACGTTATAGTATATTCACTAAACTAAGCAGACCCAACTTCGGTAGATACGCTATACGCTAAACACATTTTGTAGTTATTAACATTTTTACTATATTTGTAGTACAAACGCTCTTTTACATAGTTAGTGAAGGCAATTCACATAGGGAAACAAAACGCCCGATTTACTGTAAGTCAATTCTAAAGAAGTTATAAAACTCACAAGGGAGTACTACGCTGGAAACCTTAAACCGTTAACTGTGGTTTATATGAATAAAGCTAAAGGTAAATTTGCGACAAGATAGTATACCCAAGCGAGGTGTAGGAGTTACTTGAAAGATTAGTAGCGAAATGAAATCGTAAGTGGCTATCGACCGATTTTGCAAACGAATATGGTTTAGAGGCAGTTAAACGACATAAGAAACTAACTAGTAAAAGAGCATAATAATAATAAATATGACTAAACTATATAAATTACCAGACTCCGATAGGTGGGTCGACAAAAAAGAGTACTTTGACTTTATGTTCGGCGAAGAGTATATGCAGAGCACAGACAAAGGGACTTTAAAAGAGTACTTTAAGAAATTGAAGTAGAGTAGATTTTTCATTAAGGTTGATTTTAAGACCACTCTAGAAATAGGGTGGTTTTTTTTATGAGTTAAATTCTAGAAACTTACGTTATATATAAAACGTACATTATGAAACTAGATTTACTAGTCCCAACGTCTTTACACGATATACCACTCAAACAATACCAGAAGTTTGTTAAGACTTTTGAAAACCCAGACATAGAAATAACAGAAGAGTTTGCTGGTCTTAAAATGCTAGAAATTTTTTGTGGTTTACAAGTAGGCGAGGCTATGAAAGTAAAAATAGCAGACCTTAACACAGTAGTAGCAAAGCTAAATAAAATGCTTGCAGAAAAACCTAGTCTTATTAATAGATTTAAACTAGGATCAACAGAGTTTGGTTTTGTGCCAGACTTAAACGACATTACTTTTGGCGAGTACGTAGACATAGAAAATAACATAACAGACTGGGACAATATGCATAAAGCTATGGCAGTCTTATATAGACCGATAGTAGGCAAGCATAGAAACAAATACAAAATAGAAGAGTATAGAGGGGATAGTTGGTACGACGCTATGTTAGATATGCCAGCCAGTGTAGCCGTTTCTGCTCTGCTTTTTTTTTACAATTTAGAAAGCGAATTATTGAGTCATACTCTGGACTCTGGCAAGCAGCCGAAACTACAGATCGACAATTTGACGCAAATAGAAACTTTGGTAGAAAGTGGGGGTGGTACAACTCAATCTACAAGCTAGCTAGAGGTAACGTATTAAACCTGGACAAAGTGACAAAACAAAATATACATTACTGCCTAACGTATTTAATGTACGAAAAAGAAAGAGAAGAAGTAGAGACATTACACTACAAAAATAAATTTAAGAAATGAGTAATATAGGTGCAAGAGCTTTTTATCTAGTATTAGACAAAATAAAAGAAACACTACTAGACGACCCAGACATCAATACGGTAACCTACGGCGACCTAAGCGAAGTAGACTTGTCTAAGCAAACCATA